TAAGATTGCACCCAACAACCGATGGAACAGTGTATGAAGATAGAAGCGCGGAAAGACGGTAAGCCATTTGATCTCCAATATTACGTTGATGCTATTAACGCTCAGTTAGTGATTGATGGAACTAAAGAAGCCCTATTGCTTGAAGCCCTTGTAGAGTCAGAAGAGTCGCATGAGCTTCATGTAGACATCAAAGCTGAGATTAAAGCGGTCGGTGAAGATGATGAAGATTACGGCACCTTTGAAGGTTACGGCTCTATCTTTGGCAATACAGATCTAGGCAATGATATTGTCGCTTATGGGGCATTCACCAAAAGCCTAGCCAAGTCAGGCGTATCAGGCGTTAAACTCCTTTATCAGCACAGATCGGATAAACCGATAGGCATATTTGAGTCTATTGAGGAAGATGCCAAAGGATTGAAGGTGCGCGGCAGACTAGCAATGAAAACCCAAGCTGGTCGTGAGACATACGAATTATTAAAGATGGGCGCTCTTGATGGGCTGTCTATCGGATTCAGAACAAGCCCTAAAGGGCTAGCCTATGACCCTAAGACTCAAGCTAGGATTATTAAGGAAGCAGAATTGATGGAAATATCTGTTGTCACTTTTCCCATGAACCCAAAGGCTAAGGTTCAGGCGGTAAAGGGTCAAGAGCTATCTATCAGGGAATGGGAGAACGGACTGCGCGATGCTTTCCTTTTGTCTCGTTCAGAAGCAAAGATGGCCGCTAAAGCGGTACAGGATGCTTTTGCACAGCGCGATGCTGATGCAGATGTGCAACCTGATGTTGATGCCGTCAAACAATTAACCCATAAACTGAAAGCCCTGTTAGGAGAAATCTAATGAGTGAAGTTAAAGAATTAGTTGATAACATGGGAGTCGCTTTTGAAGAGTTTAAGAAAAGCTATGACCAGAAGTTAGACAACTTGGAAAAAGGTATCCAAGATACCACACTAGACGGCAAGATCGCCGATCTGGAGAAGAAGCTAAATGGATTTGAGGATGTAAGTCAGCGAATCACATCTAGTGCGAATGCTCAAGATCAATTGAAAGAGCAAATTGAGCGCATGGAAACTGTAATGCGTCGACCTAACTCTGGATTTGATTCAAAGCAAATTGATGATGGTTTAAAAGCGTTTGACTCTTGGTGTCGTAAAGGCATGGAAGGTCTATCTCAAGATGAGCGTAAAGCGTTAACTGTATCTAACGATACAACTGGCGGTTATCTTGCTCCCCCTGAGTATGTACGAGAGCTGATTAAGGGTATCACCGAAATATCACCCATTCGTAGTATTTCCCGAGTACGTCAGACTGGACAGCGTTCCATTCAGATTCCTAAGCGCACAGGTCAATTTGCCGCGCAGTGGACTTCCGAAACTGGCACTCGTACTGAAACTACTGGATGGCAGGTTGGTTTAGAAGAGATTCCAGCGCATGAAATGTATGCACTGGTTGATATTTCTGAGCAGGACTTGGAAGATACGGTGTTTAACTTGGAAGCTGAGATGCAAGGTGAATTTACTGAGCAGTTTGCTTTAGCAGAAGGGACATCTTTTGTCTCTGGAAACGCTGTAGGCAAGCCAGAAGGTATTTTGACTAACGCAGATGTAGCAGAGACTAACTCTGGTTCTAGCGCATTGCTAACCGCTGATGGCCTGATTACTCTAGTTCATTCCATCAAAAGCAATTATGCTAAAAACGGCAATTTCATCTTGAACCGATCAACTCTTGGCGCTGTTCGTAAGCTAAAAGATGCGGCTGGTCAATATGTATTCCAAGCTGGCATGAGCCTTACTGGTGGCATGGGTAACACCATCCTCGGTCACGGCTATGTAGAAGCAGTGGATATGCCTAACGTCGGGGCGAACAACTACCCTGTAGCGTTTGGTGACTTCCGTAGAGGCTACTTGATCGTTGATCGCATCGCTATGTCGGTACTTCGCGACCCATTCACCCAAGCAACGGTTGGTAACGTGCGTTATATCGCTCGTCGTCGCGTAGGTGGGCAGGTTATCCTTGCGGAAGCAATCGTAAAGCAGAAGTGTTCTGCATAACTAGGAGATAAGTCATGAGAGATTTAGGAAATAACTTGATTCAAGTTGCAAGTCTGCTACCCCAGCTTGCCTCTGGAAACGGTACTACCACCAACAGCACAGGTGTCAACCTTGTCGGATTTGAAGGGGCCTTAATGGTTCTTTCTGCTGGCGCAGAGGGCGACACCTTGTCTGCTAGCTTGAAATACACTGTCAAGCTACAGCACAGCACGGATGATTCAACGTATACAGATGTTGCTCAATCAGATGTAACTGACGCCACTTTAGCATCTGGCGTTTGGTTAACTCTGGATGCGGCGGCTGATGTGAGTCAATCTTATGCTATCGGCTACATTGGTGGAAACCAATATGTTCGGGTAGAAATTGTCCGAACAGGAAACCACGCGACAGGGACTCCGTTAAGCGCAGTAGTGCTTAAAGGCTATCCTCATCATGCTGGTGGCGCGAGTAGCAATTAATATCGCGTAAATTGTAACGAGAACGGCGGGGGTGTTTTACTCCCCTTTGCACCCCCGCTAATCTTTACAGGGCTTTATTATGAACAAGCAATATAAGATTGTTATACCCAAGGCAGGACAAGAAAGCGAAGCAGGTGGTCTCAAGTTGTATGAGCTTGGAACCGTCGTAGTAGCTGACCAGAAATGGAAGCAAGATTTAATGGTTTCATTCCTTGAAAACGGATGGGCTATGGAAGTTAAAATGCAAGACACTTCAAACATGGAAAGAGCTAGAGATAACAGCGGTCACTTTGTCGCTGACGACTCAGCTACCCCAGAGGTCAATGAGGCTTTTGTTGAAAAAAAGAAAGCTCCCAAGAAAAAGGCCGCGCCAAGAAAGAAAAAGGCAGTGTCCGAGAAGTAACCACCCTGAATGGGATTAATTATTGATGGCAACTATATTCCTTGTAAATGGAGGCACAAAGCCTCAAGTACAGGTTGATCTCACTAGGGCCAATACTGGTGAGGTGGTCAATTGTGTCGGAGCCACTTGCACCCTAAAGGTAAGAAGCAGAGGCGCAACCGCTACGCTTTTCACCATTACAGCTACCGACAGCGGAAACAATCTGCAAAACGGCATCTTGCTATTCACCCTAGGCAGTAACCTAACCAATCTTGCGTCTGGCGCTTTTGAGGGTGAGGTTAGCGTTGTGTTTAATGGGGGGGATAAAGAAAGCGTTTATGAGATTGTAGATTTCGTCGTTAGAGATGAGTTCGCATGAGTGATCGCTTCATTAAAGCAGGCACCACCGATCTATCTTTGGTAGGCACCCCCATCAACGTATCCTTATCTGGCGTAACTATCAATGTCGGGTTGTCTGCGGCATTTTCAGTCTTAACAATTCCCAGCTTAAACCAGACTTTTGTAGAGTCAGCCGCTCTCACTGAATCAACCGCCCTAGTCTTCGGAAAGCCTACAAGCGACACAATGGCCGTTACAGAGCTAAAGGCTATATCCCTAGCAAGGGCATTAAGTGATTCGTTAAGTGCGACAGACGACGACACGCTCGCTTTTGGGCTGGGGAAAGCGGACTCGGCTGGGTTCTCGGACGATGAAGTTTTCGCTGGCGGGAAAGCACTATCTGATAGCCCTAACATTGCCGACTTGAATATATTTACCTTTAGCAAGCCGTTATCTATTTCTGGGGCTTGGACTGAGGTGCCGTCTATTGGAGCGGGCAAAGTGTTCGGCGATGGGTTCGCCCTAGGTGATGGTGATACGCTGTCATTTGGTAAGGAGCCCTCAGATTCAGCAGGATTTGCCGATTCAATAAACAACTTTGAGATGAGCATTAGCTTAAATGATGGGGCGTATGTCAGCGACGATGCTGATGGCATTGCGGGAGATGATAGTACCTACACCTTTGTAAAAGTCACATCAAATATGTCAGCCATCACAGATAATGATACTATTGGGTTTTCAGGCGTGAAGGGTGACGCTTTAAGCCTCGCAGAAGCGGGCAGTGGCCGTAGTCAGGGATATTGTTCTTTGGACTACTTTTCCGAGGATTACGTTGGTTCAATTTGGACTTTTTAACAGGTGAAATTATGAATAGCAATGAAAATACAGGCATGACACTATCGGGGCAGTTGCACATTGTTCTGCGCGATGGAAACGGTAAGATCAAAGAGCAACGAGTACATGAAAATCTAATCGTTACGGCTGGTCTAACATTCATCTGCTCAAGGATGAAAGAGGATTCGGAAACGGCGATGTCTCACATGGCTCTAGGGTCTGGGAGTACGGCAGTAGCCGCTGGTGATACTGACCTAGCAACCTTGCTGGGAAGCCGCGAGGCTATAGACAGCGCCACAGCATCAACCAATACCGTTGTTTACCTCGCAAGCTTTGAAGCAGGGGACGCAACAGGAGCGGTTGTTGAGGCAGGGGTATTCAATGCGTCTACTTCTGGGACTATGTTATGTCGCACAGTGTTTCCAGTAGTAAACAAGGCCGCAGACGATACAATGTCAGTGACGTGGACTATAACTTTAACTGCATCTTAATTTGAGGGGGTGACTCATGGCTACGATTACAACGCGAAGCGGTAAAGGGTCAGCCCTTACAAGCAATGAGGTTGATGCAAATTTTGAGAATCTAAACACTGAAGTCGGCGAGGCGTTACCTAAAGCTGGCGGCGCTTTGTCTGGCCCTGTAACAACCAACTCAACCATTGATGGTCGTGATGTTGCCGCTGATGGTACTACGGCTGATGCCGCATTGCCTAAAGCTGGTGGCGCGATGTCAGGCCCGATTTCTACAAACTCAACCTTTGATGGCAGGGATGTAGCAACTGACGGCACTAAACTGGACGGTATTGAGGCTGATGCTACCGCTGATCAAACAGGTGCACAAATTAAAACTGCGTATGAAGCAGAGTCTAATGCTTTCACTGACGCGCAATTTACCAAGCTCGCAGGGGTAGAGGCCAGTGCTGATGTAACTGATGCAGAGAACGTAAATTCTGCTGGCGCGGTTATGAATTCAGACACTTCAAGCGCCGCGATGAGCTTTGTTATTGACGAAGATAACATGGTTTCGGACAGCGCAACCAAAGTTCCCACCCAGCAAAGCGTAAAGGCTTATGTGGACGGGGCAGTTTCGTCTAGTGTTATATTTAAGGGCGGCTACAACGCCGCAACCAACACTCCCGATCTAGACACTGACCCTAGTGGGGTTTTGGCGGGATGGATGTATACAGTAACGACAGTGGGAACCTTCTTTACTGTTGCTGTTGAAATAGGTGACTCGTTAATTGCACAGCAAGACGACCCTGACGCAGAGGGTGACTGGACGATAGTCAACAAAGATTTGAATGCCGCGTCCATCAAAGTCTCATATGAGAGCAACGCTAACACCAATGCATTCACTGACGATGACCATACCAAGTTAGACGGCATAGAGGCTGACGCGACTGCCGATCAAACTGATGCAGAGATTAGAGCCGCAGTTGAGGCCGCCACCGACTCCAATGTGTTTACGGACGACGATCATACCAAGTTAGATGGCATAGAAGCCTCGGCAGACGTAACCGATACAGCTAACGTAACTAGCGCAGGAGCCTTAATGGACTCCGAGCTAACTTCCATTGCTTCAGTAAAAGCATTAGATCAAGGTGTAGCCACTACTGATAGTCCAGAGTTTACTGGTTTATCTACAAGCACATCAGGCACAAGCAACTTTATAGCAGGCGTAAACGCAGGCAACTCCATCATCGCGGGTGGTAACTACAATACTGTTGTTGGTGATGAGGCAGGTACTGCTATTACTACTGGTGATTATAATGTTGCTTTGGGTTTTGCGTCCTTGGATGCTAACACTACAGGCAGTGAAAACATATCGGTCGGTGGCTATGCTTTATCCGCTAATACTACTGGTGATTACAATGTGGGGGTGGGTTCAGGTGCTTTACAGACAAGCACGACAGCAGACAACAACACGGCTGTGGGTTTCAGTTCTTTAGCTTTGACTACTACTGGCGCTAACAATACCGCGTTGGGTTACAAGTCTTTATTTGACAATACCACTGGAGCCTCTAACGTAGCAGTAGGTTACTTAGCTTTAGACGCAAACACCACAGCATCTTACGGCACAGCCGTAGGCCACCAAGCCTTATCCGCAAACACAACAGGAACCCAAAACACAGCCGTAGGTGCCGCCGCACTACAAGCCGCCACTACTGCCGCAGGCAACTCAGCCCTAGGGTATACGGCTTTAGCCTCTACTACCACAGGCGCTAACAATACGGCTATGGGCGCTAATGCTTTAACGGCTAATACTACCGGAGCAGGTAACACGGCCACAGGCTCTCTAGCATTAGCTTCAGTTACAACAGGAGATAGTAATGTTGCAGTGGGTTTTCAAGCCGGACGGTATCTTACAACAGCAGATAACAATACTGCTATAGGATACCTAGCAGGCGGTGGCACCGGAGTTGTAACCGGAGGTAATAATACCTCTCTAGGAGCCGAGGCAGGTAAATCAATTACGTCAGGAGAGAACAACACTGCTGTAGGAAGACTAGCTTTGCGCGTAAATACTTCAGGGTATGGTAACGTAGCCGTAGGAACTAACACCCTATTGGCAAACACCACTGCAGATAGCAACACTGCCGTGGGTCACACCGCTTTAACTGCTAATACCACTGGCATAGGCAACACGGCCACTGGAAACGGTGCGGCAATAGGTAACACAACAGGAGAGTATAACGTAGCTAATGGTGTGTCTGCACTTCACTCTAATACCACAGGTGATAGTAATGTTGGCATTGGTGTAAATGCTCTGCGTGGCAACACAACGGCAGATAACAACACTGCTGTAGGTAGGGATTCTTTAAAGGCTAATACTACTGGCACTGGCAATACTGCGCTTGGTACTAATGCTGGAGATGCACTTACTACCGGAGATGATAATGTTTTTATTGGTTATCTGTCAGGGACTTATCAACAAAACACAATAACAGGCAGTAAAAATGTTCTTATAGGTGCATATACCGACACACAATATACAAGCACTGACGCAGCTATTGTTATTGGTTGGGATGTGCAGGGTAATTCTAACTACACAACTTTAGGTTCTGGAGCCTCAGACATAAGAGCCGCACATGGCGTAGCTACTTGGGCTACAGTCTCCGACGAACGATACAAGAAAGACATTGAGGACTGTACAACAGGACTAGCCTTTGTTAATTCTTTACGCTCAGTAACTTGGAACTACAAGACTCTTGGCGAACTCCCAGAAACCTTTAACGCTTATGAAGAAGGCTCAACCGAAGTCTTTAAAAATACCAAGACCAACCACGGCTTTATAGCTCAAGAAGTTAAGACAGCTATTGATGCTGATAGCGGCTTGAAGGATGGTTTTAAACTTTGGGACGAAAGAGAAGATGGCTCTCAGGAAGTAGCAGAGGCCGCGTTAATACCAATCTTGGTTAAAGCTATCCAAGAACTCACCGCAAGACTTGAAGCACTGGAGGCATAATATGTCAGAAGAAATAGAAGCACGTACAGCAGAACAACTAGCACAAGACTACTCAGCAATGGGTGATAGTGTAAGCCTTATAACATCTATTATCGCCGCAGAAGCTGACGAAGATAGCCAAGATACAGTTGAGCGTAATGTTCAGCACCTAGAGCTTATGGTTGCTAAAGACGATTGGGGCGATGAAGATATGACTGCGGTTGGTGCCGCCATTAGCTCTGGCAATGAGTATGTAGCGTAATGGAACTAATACTAGACGCTTATGTACTGGCGACAAGCTTGATCACAATAGCATCGGTTATTTGCAATTACACCGACACCCCGAAAGATGATGTATGGGTCGCAAAGGCTTACAAGATGATGGAGCAATTCGCTTTTCTGGGTAACAAGGCGAAGCAGTAAGCTATGGATGCGGCACAGCTAATCAATGAGGTCGGCTTTCCTATAGCGGCCTCTCTTGGATTGGGGCTATTCATTTGGAAGCTAATAAACCGAATCATTGATGGCCTAGAGGCTAAGGTGGATGCCCTAGACGACAAACTGATCGCTCAAATAAGCCATTTAGAGGAAAGGCTAGGGGGCAAGCTAGATGGTCAGCATGGCATTCTAATTGCGCTCATTGACAGGGTGCGGTCAGTAGACAATGAAATTATTAGGCAGGATACCCTACTCAAAACTATCCTAGGTGTCCCCCAGCTATTGAATACCGATAGGATCGCAAAGGCAGACAGAGATGATCAGAGAAAGGATTAAGCTCTTAGGGCTCGGCTTACTTTGGATTGCTATGTCGGTGACTGCGGACCAAATTACGCACAAATTCAAATCACCTAGCTTCAATGGCGTTAATACGTCAAGCCACTACCTGACCATAGAAAACCAAGAGTTTAATCGCAAGGCTGATATAGCGGCTGAAATTAAGGCGTATCAAGAGGAGCTAGAGAGAGATGCAGATAATACTACCTTGGCACGTTTCATTAGAAACTTGGAGTCCCGCATTTATGCTGAATTAAGTCGGCAGTTAGTTAGCAATCTGTTTGGCGAGGGCATGAGTGATTCAGGCATTTTGGAACTTGAGGGTAATACGATACAATATTTTGTTGATGGCGATTTCATAACCTTAATTATTACGGATTCTGATGGAAACGAGACTACTATTACTTTGCCTATCGGGTCTTTTGGTTTCTAGTTGCTCAGTATTTGACCAATTTGAAGATACATTTAGCCGAAGGTTTGATGTCAATGATGTGGTTAAGGTGGGCCGATTAGAAACTAGCGCCCTTATTAACGCCCCAGTGCCAAAGGTTCAGCCTATCGTGGCCGTTTACCCCTCAGCATTCACGGATCAGACGGGCCAGAGAAAAAGTAATAGCTCCTTTGCACTATTCTCAACAGCCGTGACACAGCAACCTAGCGCCCTTCTCATCCGCGCCCTAAAACACGCCTCTGACGGAAAGTTTTTTCGGGTGGTGGAAAGGGTGGGCTTGGATAACCTAACTAAAGAAAGACAGTTAATTAGATCAGCCAGAGAGCAGATGCCAACCGATGGTGAAAGCAAAGGTGTTCCACCACTGCTCTTTGCGGGTGTTTTGCTAGAGGGGGCTGTCATAGCGTATGATACAAACTTATCCACAGGAGGAAGCGGTGCCAGATACTTAGGCATTGGTAAGTCCGCGCAGTACCGAGAGGATAACGTAACGGTGTCGCTGAGAATGGTGTCCGTTGCAACAGGTGAAATACTTATAGAGGTAATGAGCCAAAAGACCGTCTTTAGCTATGCACAAAGCGATGATGTATTTAAGTTTATAGAGATGGGGACAGAGCTTATTGAGATAGAGTTAGGTAACTCGCGCAATGAGTCCACTACGATAGCTCTAATGAAAGCGATAGAAGGTGCGGTATTAGAGCTTATTTATATCGGCTACGACAGGAGATTTTGGGCTTATGAAAAAGATGATTAATTACCTAACCATTATGATGATTTTATGCAGTGCCTCGGCATTCAGTGCAGACAATGAAATATACATTGACCAATCTGGCGCTACGGCAAATATAGATATAGAGCAATTGGGCATATCTAACCTGATAGGCGGTCTTGATTCGGTTGCAGGTACGCTAACCCCGCTTGACCTTGATGGCGATACGCTGGTGCTGGACATCAATATGATCGGTAGCACTAATAAGTTTTTCGGTGATATTTATGCCAACAGCTTCACGGGTGACTACAATTTCATTGGGTCAACAAACACGTTTACCATTCAAGTGGACCCAACCAACACCTATGGAGCGGACTCTACTGACCAGCAGGTAGATGTTACTGGGGCGGGCAATACAATAACCCTCAATCAAGGCACCACGGCTCTAGCGGCAACACTGGACTTGGATTGGATAATTCAGGGCTCAAATAACACTATCACATCTAACATTAACATTGATGGTGCGACCAACTACATGAACATAGATGGCTCGGACAACACAATTGATTATGAAGGTACAGGAACCAATGACTCAGCAGGGGGCTATTTTTACCTAGAGCAAACAGGCGGTAGTCGGACGTTCAACATTCAACAACTGAGTACCCTAGATAATGACTGGCTCAAAATTGTCAATGATGGTTCTGGTGGCACTATTTGCATCATTCAAGACGACCAAGGCACTACCACAGGATGCTGATATTGGTGGGGTGTCGGAAGTATCTG